TATCGCTCAGACACTGGAGCACTCGCAGTGGATTTGTGAGAGTAGTATTTGGCTCTCTCACCAATCTCATCTGCCCAATCTTCATAGAGCTTGGCAATCTCTTTTTTTTGGGATGCCATAATAGCATTCCTCGCCTCTTCAGCATTCTTGAATATCAGCTTGTTACCTGCCATTATGGCATCCTCCTTTCTTATTCTTCAGTCATATCGATTTCTTCAATGTCCTCAACCTTTTCTTCCGGATTGTTATCACCAGAAGGATATGGCTCAGTATCGCCACTAACTGCAAATGAGCTTTCCTCAAGCATCTGCCTTTCGAGTGCAATCTGTTCAAGTTCCTCCTGAACCTCATCATCAGTAAGACCTCTCCACTTCTTCATATAAGCTTTACGGCTCATAGTCTTAGATTCAACCTCGGACAAGTCCATGTTCTTTTCCTCGATTTCATCCTCAGGGATAGGAAGGTTACCAACAATAGAAATTTCGTATGCAACAGAACTAATTACATCATTTGTATATTTCTCAATGCAGTTTGGATAAACCATTGCACCTTGCAGAATGATGTCAACCATATTTCTGAGCTGTGGTCCCCACATCTTCATTTTCTCTTTACACCTTACAATCAGCGGCCAATAAATCGCTTTAAGTGCTTTGCCACTTGTGATTGTAGCTTGCACCTCCTCAATATCAGGCACGTCAACTTGGTCATAAGCTGATTTCTTTATTCGTTTAAGTGTAATGTCAAGAGAAGAACTATAGTTCATACTTGGCTCAAGCAAACCAACTTGCGGATATGCTTTGTCCAAGTTCTGGTCTGAACCCAAATCCCAGAAAGCACCAGCTGCGGTAGAAAGATTCTTGGTAGAATTTGATTCCATATCCACAGTATACTTAGTAGGATTCATTGATTTTCTCTGAGCATCAATATCTGCATTTGACAACTTACTATACCAAGATTCTTCATCCTGTAGAGTCTCAATTTCAGATTCACCTTTATCCTCACCAGACAGACCATCATTGATGAAGATACTTACTGGAATCATAGGCATCAGAGTTTCCTGATATTCAGTCACTTCTTCAATCAGACCTCCAGCACCATCGTACATTGCCTCTTCCAGATACACCACATCATCGACAAGCTCAAACTTCTTTTTGAAGATTCGTTTCTCACTCAATGTGATGCTGTCCTTTACAATGATAAAGCACACAAACTTAGTTATTATATTCGGATTGCCTATCTTTGTGTCATAGATAAACTGTGTAGAGGGGAGGAATGTGATTGTCACCCCATCCTCTTCATTGAAATTTACCAAACCGGCAACTCTCTTACCAATGAAGCAATCTTTAGCTGCTTTGATAAGAGCTTCTTCAAAGTTATTAGCATCCAAAATCGTTTTAACCAAGTCGTTCATAGTTGTCAATGCATTCTTTGCATCTTCGGTAATCTTACCAACATCGCCTTTCGGCTCAACCGTAATGTCAGGTGGCTCAGCAAAGAGGAACCTCGCTTCCTTGTTGATGAGGGAAGCATCCATCTTATAATTAAGCTTGGCAGGTATATAGTCACCGTTTGTTCCCTCTACCGTAAAACTTGCACCTTTCTTATACACTTTATAGTATTTGCAGATTTGTGTCAGCTCGTCCAATGTGTCCTTTGCTGCACCTGAAACTTCTGCGTTTATCAATGCATAAGGAATACGGTTGAAAGCTGTCAAGACTTCAGTACTATTCTCGGCCTTAATGACCTTAGCTTCTTCACTAGCCATCTTCCATTACCTCCTTATTTTACTCTGAACTTCTGTCCAACGTAAATCAGATTCGGATTAGAAATATTATTCCACTTCACAATCTGATTTACAGTAGTTCCATATTCATTGGCAATTTTAGAAAGAGTATCGCCTTTCTTGACTGTGTAATATACAGCAGACGATGAACTCGTTCCTGCACACAACTCATTTACTTTTGCCTGAACTTTTACGTAGTCGTAGCCGGCATTTGTAAGAGCTGTCTTTCGGGCATCTCCGTTACCCCACTTACCAGCAATGACCTCTTTTGCAAGTTCATTTACAGATTTCTTAAGTACAGCACTTCCACCACCAAGAATACGATTCACCTCAGCCTGAACTGCGGCATAGTCATAACCAGCTACAGTTAACGCATTCTTTCTGGCATCACCATTACCCCATGCACCTTGAATAACTTCCTGAGCTACCTCACTAATAGACTTATCAGGGTTAGGCTTAGGAGCAGCACCATCAGATGCATACTTAGGACGAGCAAATCCTCTAATATAACCCCATCCTACATTGATAGTTCTTCGTCCAACCCTCTCGCTCATGTTTCCTTCAATACAAGTAATTGTGTTTCCACTTACCTGCTCAACATAACCAATATGGTCAGACCAACCGTCATTCGGCTGAGAACTATCGTCCCAGTTAAACACGATAATGTCACCTGCTTGAGGCTTAATCGAACCATCTTCAATCCAAATGCCTTTCTTCTTAAAGATGTCTACGTGCTTTTCAACACCAACCTCAGTACCAATCAAATCAACTGCTCCTGCTTTAATAGCGGCAGCTGATACAGTAGCATCGCACCATTCATCGCTTGGTTTAATAGCATAGCCACGAGCCAATGGTTTATGACTGTTGTACACATTCAAAATTTCAATATACTTACCATTCGCTTCGCTATACCCAATCCAACTACGCATTACGTTCAATACATCTTGAGCTGTAACTCCTACTTTAGTGTCCTCTTTTCCACCATCATTAGAAAGCATGCTCTCTTCATAGAGAGTGTCCATATCAACATTGCCATTGATTCCGCTTACCTTACCTGTGCTACCTGTCTGCTGAATTACACACTCAACATCAGGGCCACCAGTATAATCTGCCAACCAAAGATTCTTACGATACTCAGAAAGCTGAGCCCAATCGTAATAGTTCTTATAATAATCCAGATTCGAATAGATACCGAGTTTCTTACAACCAGCAGCTTTGAGAATGTCAAGGAACTCTTTAGTGTACTGAGTACATAATGCCTTGGTAACCTTAACACCAGCTTTAGTCCATGTATCATATTCAAGGTCTGCAAAAATCCAGGTATTAGTTGGGTCAAGACCAGCAGCTTTCATATTAGCAATACAAGTATTTGCATTCTCAGCGATTGTTGCACCATCTACATAAATGAAATGATACACACCAAGAATAGGAATACCTGCAGCTTTTGCTCCTTTAACATACTCAATGAACTGGCCGTCAATAGCTCGTCTATAACCTTCTCTAAAGATGCAGAACTGAATGCCATCAGCTTTTACTTTATTAAAGTCAACTGAGCCTTGCCAATTTGAGATGTCGATTCCTTGCTTACCCATTACTTTCGGCCTCCTTTACCTTTCTTGTACCTTTCTTAGTGCCATCACACTTAGCCATGTTACTCACCTTCTTTCACTTCAGGAATGCCAGCAACACTAGTCAAGATACTTACCACACCGGCAAGCAGGCTAGCACTGCCAACCATTACCCAATTCACTTCACCCATGGTAGCAGAAGCACCAATAGTTGCGATAGCAGTCTGAGCAACAGTCTTGATTGCACGAACACCAGCAGCCTTAAGCCACTTAATAGTATTCACATCAGCCTTAAACACACAATTCTTGAACAAGTTTTGTTCCTCCTTTCATAATCAACCAGCTCTACTATTGAAGCCCTTATCTTTAACATCAGCAACTGTCACTGTATCAAGTGCGTACCAGATAGCTGAGAAAGAGTGTGGGTCAATATTAAACTCATCATATACTGTATCACCATTCGGCTTTTTTAAGTATGTCAAATCCTTAAGCTCACGTATTACATTCTTACACTTAGGGCTACATATTATTTTCTTAAATCGTTTAACTTTTCTTGTATTAGATAAACGACTACCGGCAAACTTATTTCTGCAACCTCTAATTTGATACCCATTCTGACGATAATATGTAATCGCTTTAGGGTCCTCATTATCAGCCACTATAACCTTATTCAATCCTTGCTCTTTATATGAATTCAACCTCTTCTTTAGATTCTGCATTTCATCAATCGTAGCAAACTTATCATCAGTAACATGATTCATATAAATCTCATCCCATATATACAAAATAGACTTCTTTAAATCCACACTCATACTGATAACAGCATTATACGATTCCTCAAAACCAAAGTCAAATCCAAAGTACTGAGCACTTGGCCCAAGCTTTGTTACTTCATCCTTAAACTTCTTAGCATTATTTGCTACATGGAACTGAGGCAACACTCTTGTACCACTCGGACCAAACCTTCCCCACCTTGCCACTCGATACAATGGATAATCATATGTCTTGATTTCTTCTAATCGTTTCTTATAAGCGTCTGGCAAGTAAGGATTGTCGTCCATCACGCTATGATGATAATACACACCGTTGTGAACTAACGTCCTTTTAGCATATAGTTCTTCATCGTTCAGAATTACGTGTTCTCTTCCTTCTTCGTCTAAACTTACAAAGAAATGTCGATACACCCAATTCTCTTTTCCTACCGGATTGCAACTTAAGATGAAATGCATGCTTACGTTTGGAGTACGAATACGACCAAGCATTTCTTTATAACCTTCATACTTGATTTCACTACACTCCTCAAACCATACAATACTAACACCATTCAAAGACTTTACTTTCTCAGGCTTATCCATTCCTTTGAAGATTATTCTACTTCCGTTTGGAAACTTAAACTCCATTGGTGATTTCAATGCCCTTACTTTTGTTTTGAATACTCGTCTGTCATCATCCATAGCTAACAAATCCATATCATTTAGGATTTCCTTAAACAGGTCATAACACGATTCAGTCAATGTATCATATACCTCTCTTATTACAAGAACTTTACGCTTTTCTTCTAAACACTTAAGAATGATTTTCAAGGCTACATGATACGACTTACCACTACCATATCCACCCAACAATAAGTAAGTCTCATAATACCAATCAAACACAAAGTCGGCAAACCTTTCTGATACCTCCTTTGTAATCTCCATACTTACTCATCCTCCCAATCATCAGGCCAGTAGTTTAAGTCATCAGGCTCTGGTTTCTCTTTTTTAGATTTACGTTTTTTAACGCCTGTGTTTGCAGAAGCAGCCCAGTCCTCATCTTCATCAGAATCATTAGCACCTTTACGAATGATATTGACAACTATATTGTTATCTTTATCTTCAGTGTGCATCATGTCTCTATTACGCTTCCACTGTTCTGGCTTTCTATTATTCAGCCAACACATAATAGCTGTTGGATTTGGTGGAACTTCTTTTTCTGTTTTCTCAACTCTTATAGCTCTGTTTCCATTCCTATCTGGAGGACTGATTATTGTTTTTATATCTGTTGTTGTATACCCTAATGCTACTTTAAGTAGAGCATTCTCAACTCTGTAATCAACAATCTCTTTTCCATCCTTAATTGCTTTTTCAATCTCAGGATATGTTTTTCTCCATGCGATGAGTGTCTTCTCAGATACCCCTATCTTTTTAGCAATATCAGACAAAGTAAAATCTCTTGCCCAACAGCTAAGAAGCTCGAGCTTTTCTTCTTTAAGCCACTCATCTACTTTGCTGCTGTTTATGCGTCCCATTTTACTTACCTTTACCCTTCTTCAATTTATTTTCAGATTCAAGATATTTTTTAGCAAGAACCACTATAGCGTCTTCTTTGTCTGATTTCTTTACCTCACCTTTGGCAATTAATCTTTCAACCGCTTTATCGAGGATTCGTCCATCTTTAGCTTTAATATCTGACCTACCAATGATAGTACTAATAGGTACATACTCTTTATCTTTAGCATCATCAATCCAGACTTCTTTTAATTCTGACATGTGATTCTTCACTATCTCAAGCATTGCCATAAAACCAACCGCTGTATTTCTAATTCGTGATGCTTTGCTTACATCACTTATTGTATCAAGATACTTGTCATATTCAGCCATTCGTAACATAAGCGTTTCGTTTGACCTTACTTCTTTCATAACATCTTTTAATACAGCTTTAATCTCTTCAATCTCAGAAGGAAGAAACAAGATATTCAATACTTGATATTGCAATCCTGAATAAGACATACTTTGAGTGCTTATATTATCTAACAACTTAAGTGTCTCATCATCTAATCCAGAATACGCTTTCATATTCACATCATCAATACTCTCATATAACTGCTTTAATACAGCCATGTCGTCTTTACCACTGATAGCATTATGACTTAATTGAATACCAATACGCTGGTCTTTTGTCAATGGTTCCTCTGTTACTTGAACATCTATCTCTTGTAGCCCTGCTTCAATAGCCGCCTGAACTCTATGGTTTCCACTTAACACTACTAAATTCCAATCATCATCATAAACACAAAACGGAAGCTGAGTCAAACAACCATCACGTTTTATATTTTGAACCAATCTCTGAAATTCATCAGCATTCATAAACCTTGCATTTACCTCGAGCAACTTTATTTCTCTCGGGTCTACTTTGATGACTTTCGTCTCCATAGTTCGTATCCCTCCTTAAGACTCCACTGTCCCATTGGCGCTCCATAAGACAGATTCCATTTTTTCACTTTACCATTTTCGTCTTTTTCAATTTCTCTTCTTCCAAATAATTCAAATAAACCACGATATTTCATGCTTACAGGATTCTTACTAAATGCATTTGTTGTAATGCTGTTTGCTCTCTTACCTGTTACTTTCTCAGCCAAAAATCTTGCTTCTTTACTTAAGATACAATATAGAACAAGCTTACTCAAATTCTTTTCACACGTAGGTCTAATCGAAAAATCAGTCATCAAATATACAGTGGGCTTCTCAAGCTTTTCACTTCCTTTAAGCATGTAACTACTACCAAAAGCAAATACACCAAATAACTTATCTTCACAAAATAAACCATAACTTGCTATAGGCGTTCCTACTTTCGTAACATTCGTACTCAAGTATAATGACCTTAATTCTTGAAATTGGTCAATAGTGATAGGTGCAATTGCAATATTTTCTGTAATTACATCATGCTTACCAATTCTAATGATGGGCTTAGCATCCGTTGCCCTTACTCCTTGCCTTACATAATGCTTTTTATCTGTCTTACTATAAAAGTAAATCAGTTTATTCGGTCCTGTATTTAACGTGCCATTGAAGTATTGTTCAAGCTCTTCAACTGGTCTTTCTGTTCCAATGACAAAATTATCCAACCTGCTTACTTTATGACAAAACTCAGCAATATGCACATCAGGGTCAAACATCTCATAATCAGGTTCTGTATACTCAAAGAAATTTTCAATCTCCTTCCACATTCTTTCATAGCCACCTTTGAAAAATGGAGGGAAACTGATAAACCCACAATCTGCAGGTATTTCATCAATCATTTTCATTACATCGCCATGATAAAATGTATCAATGTTTGTCTTCATTCCTTCAAGTTTTTTACACAAATCACTATGCATTCTTGAATACTGTTCTTTATATCCTCGCATCATACGTTTACTATACTGGTCATTATGCATTGAATATGGCAGAATATCAGACGCTAACATCATTGTTGCTACTTTCTCTGTATCGTTATTCATATAATCTCTCAGAAAGTTACACTCACCATCGTAATCGTCTTTAATTTTCAGTTCTTCCAAGCTCTGACCTGAGAAATACTTACCAATGTACGAGCTATAAATAGTCACGTCATTACTCGTAATCTTACAGTCAAGGAATCCACTAATAGAACGCTCAATCGTGAAATTGCCTGAGCAACCAACATATACCCTTTTTACATTCCATTCTTTAACGATATTCCCGATGATATTTATCGCTCTATGCGGTAATGTACCCTGAAACACTAGCTTTCCTCCTTTCCTCAATTTTATCTATGGCTTTCTTCCAAGATTCTTCTCCATTAAACTCTTTGAAGTCATCATAATCCAAATTATCAGATACGATTTTAATAGAATAAAGACTTCTATACACAAATCTTGCAATATATGCAAGCTCCATATCAAACAAAGCTTTTTCTTCAACGTTGTCTGCTTTCTCAACAAAATCAATGCTTGTATAGCAATTATATCCTTCGTCAGATAGCTTCACATGATTTTTAACGCTTGTATTTGCTTTTGTCGGAAATTCAAAACAACTACACGCTTTTACATTTACAACACAACCAACATCGATTCCTTTTGCACCTGCGTATCCAACATTGATAATGTTAACATCCGAATTCAAGATTCCTAAACTTATGGCTTTTGATAACGAGCTTATTACATTATTTACACCAGCACCTGTGACTATCAGCTGAAAAACATCATTTGACCACAAATTCATGCAACTTAGCTCTTGCTTTTTCATTTTATAGTGCTCAATCAAAGATTGGGCTTCTTGCATTTCTGCCACCACAAACAATGCTTCCATCATTTTCATTTTCCTCGCTTTAATTTCCTATAAACACGAACAAGGCAGCCATTTCTGGCTACCCTATCGTATTAACGCTTAAAATAATTTTAATTACCTGTTATTTTTCAAGATTTTCTTCAAGTCTTTCTTGTCATCTCTTAACTCAGGAATTTCAACATCAATTCCTCTTAGCCAAAGTTCTTCTTCTAACCATCTTGCAACAATATGACGATGACAGAAGGTTTCTCCCTTCTCAATTTTATCCATACTTTCATGACATAAAATAACTGCATCATGTAAATCTTCCCAAACCTTCATCGGGTCAAGTTTACTAAGTATTTGTTCGCGATATGCTTTTTCATATTCTTCCTCATCGGTCATATGAATCATATCCCACGTTGGAAACAATGCCGGATATCTTTCTCCATGAAAGTACTTTGCACTTCTTGCAATACTTACTAATCGTAAATCTCTGTCACGAAAAGCTTTTGAATTTACTCTTCCAAAATAACTTGTCTTCATTTTACCTTTTCCATCTCCTAGACATTTTATTTGGTTTGTTATTTGCTTGATTAAATTATACCATAATCAAATAGGTTTGTACACCCTTTTCTTAAAAGTTTTTGAAGATTTTTCAATTTTATTTTATCAGCATCAGGCTGATTTATTTTAAGGCCATTCCAGAAGGTCACCAGATAATCCAGAATGAATCCAATTTATTTTATATATATTTATATTAAATATTCAATAAAGTTAACCAGAAGTCATTCTGGATTATCCTGGGATTATCATGCATCCTTTACTGATTCATTGTTGTGCTCCTTATAGTAGCCACAGCTCTTAAACTCTGGACACTCATGACGATATTCACACATAGGAATAAGGAAGCCCTTAAATTCAGGATTGACCTTTTCAACCTCCTTACAGATTTGTGTCATGATGTATCTGGTAGTTGCATCAGCCATACCACACAGTCTGCGATGTGACATGAACATGAGCTGTTCTGCGTTTACATCAATGATGTGACTTACCATTGCATTCTGCGGTGCCAATTCTCTGTCATACATAGTTTGCCTGTCGTTCCTTTGAGACTGAACATAATGCTCAATACCAATCTTATGACGTACCAGATGCACTGATGCAAAATACGGAATAGTCAACCTGATTGTGAACATCAACGTTCTGATAGGTGAATGCTGAGCTTTAAGAATCTGTCTCTTCCACTCATCGGTCACCTCTTTACCGGCATACTTCTTACCCATGGTATTCAGTGCCAGTTCTTTACACCTTGCCCAGTCTGCTTTGGTTGGATTCCTAAGAATTTCAACCTGAATATTTTCGTTTGCCACTTAAATTTACTCCTTACTTATAAAATCTGATTCCTTCTGATTCGTATAGAAACTCAAGATTTCTGCTGTGCCAGTTATCTTCATCGCAAGCTTCTTTCTGTTCAGCTTTATTTGCTTTTTGTTGCATGTTACATAATGATGCTGTAATTATTATAATATGCTATAATCATTATAATAGTAATAATAATTATATGCCATACCAGATTCTTGCATGTTGCCCTTTCAAGATTTCTTTGCTGAATGCGTCTTTGCTTAATATATTGTGACTTTTTCATGTTGTTTCTCCGTTCCTCTTAACACTTAAACCTTAGTTGAAAACCAGTTGTGATAGGACACTCATCACAAATGCCATACTCACATGATATTCCTTCTTCTGAACACTTACGTAATATCTCAATGTCCTGTCTGAATCTCTCAAGCTTTTCTGCATCTTCTTTCTGAGCTGCCAATTCCTCTTCTATCATTTTGGCTTCTAATTCCTTTTGCTCCTGCAATTTCTTGGCTTCTGTTTGCTTCTTGCTGATAATCATCAATTGCTTCCAATATTTCTGCATTTTGTTACGTGATTTAGCAAGTTCCCCTTTTGTTAGTGCCTTATTGGCTTTTATCTTTCTTGCAATGTCTCCCATCTCTTTGGCATCTATTTTATTAAAACCAACACAGTTATTCTCAATACTTTCGCCTTTGTCTTTTTCTTCAGGCGTTTGATTGTCGTATATCAATACAATAGCTCTGAGTAATGCTTTGTCGTTAGTCTTTAACAAGTCCTTAAGATAAGCTTCCCATTGTTTTTGACTAGTAAAGTATTCCCATGCTGCCATTTGATTTCCTCCTTTACTTTTTAGTATATCACCAGGGATTCCAGAATGACCCCAGATTGATTTTTATTTATAGGATATATATTTCCTTATCTTAATATAATTAAAATTAAATCTGGGGCCATCTGGAAGCTTCTGGACTATAACAGGCCTTTACGTTCAAGCCAGTCCTCAAGGTCAGCCAAGTACAGAATTAATTCCTGAATACGATTGCTCGGAATAGATACCTCACCATAGTCATCAACTTCAGTGAATCTCTTATCAGGTACCGGAATGGTTGTACCCTTACCAATCTTATTTGCGTAAGAACGAAGTACGTATGTAATCACACAAAATACAACCGGTATGAACAGCTCACCACCTACACCAAGGTAACCTCTTGTTACACATACATTCTGACCAATGATATACATCAGATACGGAAGAATGAAATTCAAAATCCAAGCAAAGTTTCTAAGGTTGCTTATAATGAAATAATCAACAGCTCGTACAGCATCAACAATGATTGCACCCATAATACTAAAGAATCTCTTCATGTTTATTTTTATTCCTCCAATCGCTTTCTAAGCATTTCTTTGTAGTAGTTCATTTTTATATTTATCTTTTCTTCAAGACGTCTTTGAAAACCAGCAGCACTGCATCTACTACAATGTGTGTCCTCGTTTATGAAGAAGCTGTGATGCATCTCTCTACAGCACTGACAATGCTGAGACATTACATCGTTTTCTCCGTCCTGAACTGCAAACAAATGTATCGTAATAGTTGGATATTCGCCTTTGTTCTCTTTAATAAATTGCACCTGAACATTGACAAATTCAGCTTTACTTAATACATTTGTTGAATACCATTTCACAGCCGACATGTATGCCGATTTCATTGTATCGGCTGTGAATGATTTCTTGTAAAACTCTCTTGAGTACTTAATCATAGTCAACACCTTCCTTTGCTTTGAGTGATTCCTCTTTAGCTAGCTTATCAACCAGCTCATTGAAGGTGTTGCCGGCATGACCTTTAATCTTTATGATTTTTATGTAAATACCAAGAGACCTTGTTCTGCTTCTTAGGAATGCAAGTTCTTCCCACAAATCTCTATTCTTCACATCATCGTTTTTAGTTGTCTTCCAATTGTTTTGCTGCCATTTATCAATCCAGCCATTATTGATTGAGTTAACAACATAAGCACTGTCAGAATACAACTCATATTCGGCATCACTTAGATTCTTACTCAGTACCTTCTTAAATGCTTCAATTACAGCTTTAAGTTCCATACGATTATTTGTTGTCATCTTTTCATTACCACTAATCGTTGAGCATTTGCTTGCTGTATTGAAGACTGCAGCCCATCCACCTGGGCCAGGATTTTCTGAGCAAGCACCATCTGTAAAGATTCTTACTCTCAATGTTTCTTCCTCCTTAACTCCAATCTTCTTCATCATCTTCAGCTTCAGTCATTTTAGCATCAGCTTTCTTTGCAAGTCGTTCTCTTTCCTTTTCTTCCTTGGTAGCTGTCCTTACCGGTATTTTGCCAGACTTTACTTCAGAATACATCTTAATTGCCAGCTTAGCAAATACCTCATACAGACACATGCCATAGACTGTTCCCAACCATTCATGCTCGGTTGTTGTTTTTACACCGATTGAGTAAATACCAAGAATCGGTTCGAAATACGACATTGTCATCCATTGTGGTGTGATTTCATATTTTTGAACCAACACACGAACGAGCTTTTCAATTGCTTCAATAGGAACATCACTCTCATCTGAGTATTTAGAAAGTGGTTTGATTTTCCTCAGCACCTTCTGAATTATCTCTTGACTTTCTTCTTTTCTGTAGTCAAGGTTTAGAATTTGTTCTGTTTTCATATACAGCTTGTACCTCCTTAAAACAAGTATAAGCTGGGTACATGCCTCTCACACATACCCAGCTTACGGCTATCTATTGAGGCGGATTCATATACCGACTGAACATTAAATGTCCCAGTCGTCATCTTCCTCAGATTCAGCTTCAGCAGCCTTAGCTTTTGCAGCATCGTCCTTAATAAGCAGGTCAGCGTAGAACTTAGCAGGCTTCTTAGGAGCTGCCTTAATCTTACGAGCTTTGCACTCCTTAAAAAGCTCCATAGCAGACTTACCATTATAAGGATTTGCTTCAGTCTCAGCTTCTTCGGTCTCGGCTTCATCATCCTCAGTAGCACTTGCACCGAAAGCCTGCTTGCAAGCCTCAATCAGGTCAGCTTTCTTTGTAGACTTAGCAAGCTTTCTCTTGCCAGCCTTACCAAGGATGTCCCAAAGCCGCTTAGCACTCATGGACTCATCCCACTGAACAGCCTCAGTTACATCCTCCTCACCTGCATCTTCGGTAGTAGCTTCAGCTTCAGTGTCCTCAGCATCCTCATTAGAACCAGATTCAGCGATACCAGCTTTGATAGCTGTATTCACTTTGTTTGCAGTGAGGTAATCAGGCATGTAACCCATAAGGTCAACAAACTCCTCACCAGCCTTAGCAGTAACAACTGCAATCTTGTGTGCCAGAACCGGATAACGTCTACCGATGTCGGTAATTGCCTCCAGATCAGTTCCTTTTGCGATAATCTTAACCGCTTCATTGAAAGTGTAATTCTTTGCCATTTTTAATCTCTCCTTTTCATGTTTTGATTTTTGATTGATGTTTCTCCTGAACTCAGGACTTCTATCTCTAAATACCGAAGTATTTTTAGATTCTTATTTTGATGATCTTAATATCTTAACTGCAATCATCATCAGTGGATATTCTTCATCCTCTTCATACTCATTACTAGCCAATACTTCCAAATCACTATTGAGTAGCTGAACATGCTTTGTGTAACTTTTACCATTCCATTTCTGTGCTCTTGCAACATATAATGTACTACCGTTTTTCATATTCAGTGTAATATAAGCTGCACCTGGATCGCACTTTGTAGCAAGCTTTAATTCTTCTGCATAAAGTCTTTTTTCAATTTCATTTTCTACTGCAATGATTTTACTCATTGGAAGCTCCTGATAATAATATTCGTATGTGTTTTTCATTTTTTTGTCCTCCTAGACCACTTTATTTTTAGGTTTCCTGTACCTTGTGATATTATTTATTTTATGATATTATTATACCAGGTTACTTACCATTTGTACATAGGCTTTTTGAAAGTTTTTGAAAATATTTTGAACTTTTTTTACTCGTCCCATGCATCTGAATCTTCGGAATTTTCTTCAGAAATTTTAATTGCAAGATTTACTGCATCTCTAAGGTTGTAAAGTCCATGAATATCTTCAACATGGAATGCACCTTTCATGAATACCGAAGTAGTCTTGTCATTTTCCTTGGCCTCAAGCTGCTGAGCAATTGTGAAGCCGCCTTTGGAACAATTAGAAATAACAATGTTCCTTGAATCGGTTACCTTAGCTCTGGAAAGCTCATGGTACTCAATCTTACTCTTCGCCATCTTCAATATCCTCCATTTCGTCTGTTTCGATTTCAGCCTCCATAAGAACAACAAACTCTTTGTTTTCGTCAGAGTTCAAAGGAAGCAAATTCAGATTGTCCATTTCGATGTAGTCATTAAGACCATTGAACTTGATTATGGATTCACCATCACCATCGATGACAATCTGCTTTACCCTGAAGAATCCAAGCTTCATAGGACTGCCACCAGGGATTTTAGCTTTGATACTCACATCATTATTGAGCATCTGCATAAGCTGAATCGTATTGGAAAGCTCAGAATACTGAGCCTTAAGTGTGAAGTTAACTGAACCATTAGCTGATAAGCTGTGGCCACCGTATTTCACTACCTCTTTGACCTTTACTTTCATGTTGCTGACCTCTTTTCTTTTTTGAATCGTTTCTCATTTTCTTCGTTGAATTGCTTACGTGCTCTTGAGCTTGATTTGATAGTTTTACCACCAACAGTAGTCGTATCTTCATGCTCACTTAAATCGATACCAACAAACTCATTTGCTGATTCGTATTCTCCTGTTTCTATGTACTTAGCTGCTTCACAAAGCATTTCTGGCTTAATTAGTAGATAAACCTCATTGGACTGCAGAAACTGTATTGCAAACACAGGTAACTTATGAGCTACTGCAGCATTGTAGCTTAATACATCTAAGTCTTTTTTATTAACCCTAATACTATTTGCATCAGTTGATTTTAACTGACATATAACTTCTTCTGATTGACCGTCTTCCTTGACAATCCACCCTGAACCAGAATTCGGCGTAGGTTTCAAGCCAAGACTTTTCATAACTTCTGCTTCATTACGACGATAAAACTTCCCTGTCCTCTTCATGCTTACATACCCTTTAACACATCGCCAAGCATAAAGTCATATTCAGACTTGGTTTGTATCTCTTCCTTAAGATATAGCTGAAAGTATTTGAGACCAGTTGCTGCAATCAGCTCAAGCGGCAGGTTTGACTTAGGCATGATATACCCGAATGTGTATACCTGACTATCAGCATCTCGTGTTCTGTCTAACACAATACGCATTTGCCATTCATTTTCTTCCTGACCTCTTGTAAAGTTTGCCCTGAACTTTGGTTTCCTTTTATCGTCTTTCAGAATGTAGCTAAACTCTGAGCAAATCTTACCACTGTAAACTCGATTATCTAAATCCTTTAGTGTTAGCATTTAGTGCCCTCCTTCTTTGTTCCATTGTGGTCGAATCCTTCCATTGCTTGTACACATGAGATGCGATGTTTGTCAGATACTCACGATCGTATTTAGTTAGCTTTGACGGAATGTCAAAACCTGTACTACCATCAAAATCATACATTGCATAGTAGTATGTTGAACGCCTGAACTCTGCAGGATCACATGCTCTTTGCAACTCAACCAATTGATGGGATATGCTGTCGTAATATTGGTCAGACACACAGCTCTCATTTTGTTCGTAATACATAATGCTGTATACGATTATGCGCCTTTGCAAATAACTAATCTTAGTTACGTCGCTCCAATATAAACATGGCATCTTACTGAAGTCTATCATTTATATTTACCTCCAGAGCGGAGGCCGATTTTAGTTTTACGCTTACGAATGATTGCCATGTCTCTTTGTGATTTTACTCTACCATTCTTCAAACATTCTGCACTTAAGCATTTATTAAACAGCTTTTCATTGCATGCATCACATATTGTAAAGATGTTACCACCGATGCACAAGTCAAACATATTCAGAACTTCTTTTTGACTTTCACCACATTCACAGCAGATTGCATCGGGCTTGGTATTATTTCGCATCTTAATCAACGTTTTCCCCTCCTTCTTCCCCTTCTTCCACAACCGCAGCTATGAACAATACCGCTTGTAAGCTGTCCTCTCTGTACCAGCTTTTCTGTACCACAATCACAGCGTACTCTGTAGTAGTGACGCATTTTATCACCACCAAGAGTTGCATCATAACGATGTCCTGCATAGCTTATGACTTCAAG